GTGTCGCTCAATCGACATTCGAGAATGCTGTTTAATCGCTCAGAAACGCCCCGTAGAGCGTTCGGAAGGTGTTTTGCGGCTCTACGGACGGTTTCGCCCATGACCGCGCTAGAATCGAATCGATGGAATGACATGGTTTTGGATGCTCAGATTGGCCTACGGTTAGACAGCGGAAAAGTTATCTGGACTATTTCGGCTTTTCACTGACCCGCTCCACCACCGGATAAACATCGTAGTCCTCCGCCATCTCGAACGGGACAACCCGAATCCGACCTTGCGTGTACTCGCCGGGGTTCAGCTCCTTGGCCGCACGATCCGCCTCCTTGCGCGTGGCGAATTCGACCGTCTGGTAGCTGACCACTCGCTCCTTCAGATCGGACCAGCCAATCGCGCCGGATATCTGGATCTTGAATTTGGGCGGTGCGAATTGATTGCGGATCATTGGCACCCCCCTTTTCGGATTATCGAGCAAACCGTCTCCGCATCGTCGATCAGCATTCTCCGCCGATTATCGCCCTCGATGGTCGTGTCGCGGTACATCCGCGCGTAGAAAAGCGAGTCCTCTAGTATTGTCGCCGCGCAATCAGCGTTGCGAAGCCGGTTCGCCGCCTCGCGGAGCATTGGTGAATGCATCATGTGCGCGACTGATTCGAGATTCTCGATCAACTCCTTAAGCGGCATCGTACTAGCCTGCACAAGAGCCGTTTCGGATAGGTTGCGGTAGAATTGATTGCGGTCGATCATTGCAACGTCTCCGGTTCGCCGATCTGCATGAGCTTGTCACCAATCTCGCGTTCGATGATCAATTCAAGGATCTGATGGCCGTCCGCGTCTATGAGGGAGCAGATGTGCCGGTCGTCGTCGTAGATCGAGAGCGGGGTTACGCCTGGTGTCTCGCACTCGCCGGTGATGATTGCGTTGAATAGATCGACAATCGTCTGAGCGTTGTCGCGGGACTGAATGGTCAGTTTCATTGAATTGGTTGGTTTTACCGTCCGGTGAAAATAGGGTTTTTACTGTCGAGTTTCGTTTCGAGTCGCAACTGTTAGGGATTCTTTGGCGGTTTGTTTCTCAAGCTCGCGCATGACCCTCCGGCCATAGGCGCGCGTGGACGATCTTTTAAGGGCTTTTGGCCCACCTTGCCAGAGCCGAGCTAAAGATTCGTCGCTGAGATTGCGTCCGTAATGCGAGAAATAGGACTCCGCGATGAAGATTGAGACAGCGCGATTCGTGACTTGGTTGTGCGCGTAATGCGTTCCCATGATCCGGTTCACGTCGCGGACCATGATCGATTTGATTTGGAGCGCGCCGAGTTCGCCGTGACGGCCTTTCGCATGATCGTTTCCGTGGGATTCGACTTGGATGAGAGCGGATAAGAGCAATGGATGCATGATTTGATGCGGTTTTGCGTAGTTTTCGTGGGATTTGTTGCGCGTGGAACGGATGCGCGCACCCCCGGTTTGAATCACTGGCCTTTCGCCTTGGTGATGACCTCGCGCGCGTAGTCTAGGTCGTCGTCGTCGGCCATTGGATGCGTTAGGCGTTCGAGGGCGGAGAGAAGATCGGGGGCGGAGGCGATTAGGCAGGAATTCGATTCATCCTCCTCTGAGTTCTCGTTTTGCAACGCGCAAAAGGCAATCGTCCGTTCGTTTTCGTCGATGATTCCAATATGGCAATTGCCAGAATGATCGACGCGCCACGGGCCGGGGGTATGGGTTTTCATTGGATTCATTTTCCTAAAGCGGTTTTCCATTTCTTAGTGCGGACACATAAAAGGCAGCTTACATCCCGTGCGTCGTATGCCGCAGCAACTGTTGAGTTTACCAGTCCGCATGCGATGCGTCCGGTGTTCAGTCGAAAGTGGGTGGGCCGTCCTAGTCTGAGAATCCAAGGGCCGGGGGTATGGCTGCTCACAGGTTGCCTCCAATCGCTTTTTCGATGACCGGAGCAATTCTAGCGCGAATCCATTCGGGCGATTCTCCGGCGTTTGCGTAAATCAGAGCCAGCGCCTCCAGCATTTCAGGCGCGGATGCGATGAGCGTCGCATTTGCAAGCGGCTCATCCATGTGCGGCGCAAACGCGCTGACATTGACTCGCGCAAGGACAAGCTCGCCCTGCGGATGATTTAATGACGCCTCGCTTCCATCGATGACCTCAATGACAGACAGTTTCGAGTCGAATCGATCCTCTTCGAATCGGACAAGCCAAGGGGCGGGGGTATGGGATTTCATTGGATTCTTAGGCTTTCATCTTTCCGGTTTCGATTGCCCATTGGATGCCTTGCGCGGATTCCTGCTGGTTTTCATCCAGTCGCTTGCCGTCGCAACGGATTTCAGTCGTGATGAATGAGTTTTTTCCGTTAGCCCGTTTGACCGCGCGGTGGAATCGCATGGATGCGCGAACGGCGGTTTCGATTGAGCGGTGGACCGATACGGTGCCGCCATTGAAGGTGTCGTGGAGTGTGAATTTCATTGGTTCAGGCGTTGGTGGTGAATGATTCTGGCTTGGCAATCTGGCTTTCGTCCCAGTCGATTTCTCCGCCAGTCATGAGCGCGGAATGAATGACCTTAGCGAGCGCGGACGGATTGCAGTACGGGTTTTCCCAAGCGATTACGTCGCCGGATTCATCGCGCGCGACGATAAAATGTCCGAGTTTGTCGATGGTGAGTTTCATTGGATGCTTTCGATTTGCTGCGGATAGATTGGCCTACCCTTTCGCAGCACACTTGCGTGTGATGCGCGGAGGATGGGTCAGTCCGCTAGTGCGCGGAGAGCTTTGAGTGTTGGTTTGCCTTTACCGCCAATTGCGCGCCAAGCGGCAACGCATGATTCTCCGTCATGGTTCCATGTTGACGCCCCGTTGAGAGTTGCGCGGCAGGATTCCATGAACCGTTCCAGTTTGTCGGGATTGGATGCCCAAGGGAGCGCGGAAACGGCCTTGCGGTATTCAGAGAGGAAAGATGATTTATTCATTGTATGCGCGGAGGATGGGTCAAATCTCAAAGGTAACCAGCCGGTAACCCTTGCGCGGCTCAATCTTGGCCGTCATTCGCTCCTTTCGCGTCGCGTCACGCATTGCCTGATTCCAGTCTACCTTGTCGCGGAAAGAGCCGTTGCCGATCTTCACCGAGACATTGCGCGGCATTTCATGCGCGAGGAATTGCGCGCGTTCGAGTTGTGACAGCGGGGAGCGATTGAGAAAGGCCGGGATTGAATCGCCAAAGCCATTCCAAAATTCATCGGATAAATCGCGGAAGATTGCTGTGATTTTCATTGTATGCGCGGGGAATGGGTTAGGCGGATTGTTTCGCTTTCTCGATTATCTCGCGCGCATCAGCCGCGCAGCGCTTAAGACTATCTAGCATGAAGACTATCTCTCGCGGATTGATTGATACCTTGCGGAGCAAAAACTCCGCATCCTCTAATGCCGCAAGCAACTCGGATTCAATGGGATTCATAGATGCGCGCGTGGGGTTTTTTAGAACAACTGAATGACGATTCCGCCGTCGAATTCGATGACTTGCGTGTGTTCGCGGAGCCACTCCAGAGCCTCTGGTTCGCAGTCCGCGTCATTTCCGCAGACTTCCTTGAATCCGAAGTCATTCGCGGCTTTCAGCGCGGAGGGATATTCGGCGAATTCGCAGCAGATGCCGATGGGGTCTAGCTCAAGCTCCACTCCGCAATCGTCCTCGTAAGATTCAAGGTAATCGAAGAGAGCGAAAAGAGCGGCGCGGGTAAATTGACTCTCGCGGCCAGCGGCGCGGAAAGAGTCGACGAATTGATATGACGTGACGGTTTGCTTCATGGGATTTTATGCTTTTGATTCGGGTTTGATTACCCGCACAACCCACGGTTGCCCATGGGCTGGCCGGGGAATCAGAACTTCGTGATTTGATGCAATGCGGATTCAATGTCGCGCCGGAGGCCGGAACGAATCGAATCGGCCAGTTTCAACGCGGCGTCCATGATTCGTTCCGATTCGTTGCGCGCATCCAAGATAATCTTGTCACGCTCACGCAGGGAATCGGCGCGCATTTCCGCGCAACGGCGCGCGCAATCTTGGATTGAGGCGCTGGCCAAGATTCCCGGTTCAATGTCGGATCGAATGTCGCTTTCGATGAATGGGATTTGCTCGCGGAGCCAAGCCCCGCAGTAGCTGTCGGAACCGAGACTATCGGCGGCGGCGGTTAGGATTTGGATTTCGTCTGATTTGGATAACATGGGATTTGCTTTTGATTGGGCGATTAATTCGCCGCTGCAATCCACTCTTTCGAATGGATTGGCGCGGGGAATCAATGGCGAACTCGGATTCCTGCGGCGCGCATAGCTTTCCGCCAATACTTGTCGCGTGACGGCGGATTCGATTTGTCAAAGTGAAGGGATTCCGTCCGGTTAGAGCAATCGCGGTAGTTTTCCTCAGGATAGGACGAAAGCCAATCCCATCGGGAACCGGCGCAAGGGGACGAGGAGGGGACGGGATGCTCGCGCATAAGAGAGACTAGCTCGCGGAACGTGACAGGCTCCGATTGACAGATAAATCCGGCGTCATCGGATTCGCCGAATTCGGCGGATTCCGGCGTGACGATTTCAAAGGTGCGGGAAATTAGGATCATGGGATTTGATGCGTTGAAATTATCGGGGAGCGAGCATGGAGGACGTTTCGACTTCATGGGCCGATAGGATAAATCCTTTGCCACTCGGAACCGTAAGGTATTCGCCATTGGCCAGTTCGGCATGGCATTGGCCACGCTCGATTGAACCGTAAAGCTTCACGATTGGTTCCGGGGAATCGCCGGAAACGTAGAAAGAGGCTTCATGGGAACGGGGAAAGGTTCGTCGAACCTTTGAACCGGGAGCAAGGTAGCAATTTGCTTTCATGGGATTTGATTTGATTGGCTTTGGATTCGGCGTAATTACCGATTGCAGGCTTCCGTTTCCGAAAGCCTGTCTATCGGGAATTAGACCAATTCGGCGTAGGAATAGGATTTCAAATCGTTCCGAATCGAATCGGCGACGCCGGATTCGAAAGCTCCCCATAGTTCGTTAGCGTCATCGCTTTCATTGAATTCATGGGCGATGAATTCGAAGGGGGAATACTCACGGGAATTGATTTCAGCAGCGTAACAAATGCATTCGTGGTATTCGGCGATATTTTCCGGCGTGACAACCTTGCCAAGTCCAATCCAATCGATCGATCGGTCGATGGAATCGCCGATTGACGGCGTGTTATGGCAAGCGATGCCATGGCCATGATTCCAACCTAGGCGATAGGCACGTTCCAAAGCGGAATCAGCGGAATAGGCTGCGGGGATAGTTTCGGGATAATTCATGGGATTTGATTGATTGAGGGTTAGAATTGAGAGGCGATGAAAAGGAAGTAAAAGGCGTAACCTAGGACAGCGTAGGTAATGCAAAGGGCTAGGAATGAAGAGAGTTTTTTGAACGCGGATTTCATTGGTGAGGACAGACTAGAGTGGACGTGGTAGGGAGTCAAAGAAAAAGTTTGAAAAAGTTTAGAAAGGGGGGAAAGGCCTGATTTTACAGGGGGAAACGAGGGAAAACGAAAAGCGAAAAGGCGACGAAGGCGACGTTGAACGATTCACGACGACAGGCTAAGGTGACGGGAAATGAGGATTGGAAAACAAGCTTGGGAAAAGGCGAAGGCGCTTTACTTTGCGGGGCAAAGTTGGGAGACAATTGCAAACGATTTGCAACTGAACAAGGCGACGTTGACGAACAAGGCCAGTATTGAAGGGATTACGAAAGTGAAGCGAGAGGCGAAGGCGATTTCCCCTAAAAAGGAAATCTCCCTAGAAAGCCTGTCCGCTCTAGTCCGTTCGAAACTAGCTGCCGATGCAGCCAGCACGTTGGAACGCATAGACAGCTATGACTTGGACGGGATAAAGGATGAAAGCGTGCGTGAGACTATACTAGGCAGCGTCGCCAAGCGGAGCGCGCTGGTCTTCGGATGGAGCGAACAAGGGGAGAGTGCCAGCGTTTCAATCAATTTACTTGGATCGATGCCTGATCGCAGCTCGGTTGAGATCAACGTAAACGAGTCGCGCAGCTCGGACAGCAGCTCGGACAGCAGCTCGGTTTAAAGTAAATATAACAGACATAGTGCATCGCAGGGGAACTTATGATCAGCATAAGTTTTGCTTATGACAGAAAAGGATTGTTTTTCCTAGGGGTTGGCACAGTTTTTGACGTAGGACCTGGCACCCCCTTTGCGGGTGGGCTTCGTTTACGATACCCCCCTCAAAAATTTTCCACCTTTTTGACCATGATAAACAAAATCAAAATCGGTCAAACTGTATCTTTAACAACCGCTGAGAGGAAGTTGGCCCACTTCATCGCCAAGAATCGCAACGGCAATAATCGTCATTTCAACATTACCAACCTGAAGATCAGCGCGCAGGATTCTGCGACTGTGGATTTGGAGGGTATATGCGGCGAGATAGCGTTCTGCAAGTTGTTCAATGTGTATCCTGATCTGGATACCGACCGCGAGCCTCCGCATCCGCTCTACGACGCGACAATCCCACCACCGCCAGGATATCGCATCGATGTCAAAACGACCAAGTACGAGACTGGAAAGCTGCTAGTCGATGCGCGCAAAGGGCCGAAAACCGATAGCGTTGATTTCTATGTACTGATGACCGGCTCATTCCCAGGTCCGTACACTTACCGTGGCATGATAGCGCGGGAGACGATCATCGCGCCTCATCGGATCGAGACAATTAAGGGTTATCGATCATACGCCGCCATCCAGTCGGAGTTAGTGGCCAACCCTATGGACGACACATTTTAATTGACGCGATAAGCATTTCTATCGCTCCATCCCGCGTAACGACCTTAAGAGTTGCATTCAACTGGTCATTGAATGCCCCCGTCTAAGCGGCAATGACACTCCGCATCGGAAGCGGTTGGATAATCAGCCACCGTGTGGTGGATGGATAACCAGCCATAACGCAGATAACGTCGGTTTACATTTTTCATCTCATGTCTTGTCCTAATGTCTTCAACGCCTTTGCGGTGGCTACCGAGTCGCTCGCTCAGGACGTTTATAAACGCGCCTCGTACCGCTCGATGTGGCTCAACATGATTGAGCGCGGCGAGTATCCTCAGGGTACGGGTCTGACCCAGACCTCGTTCACCACCACCTCCATCGAGCCGACTGCGGCTGAGGAGTGGTCGGCCATCACGCTCGCCAGCGGCGAGAACGGTGGCGCTTGCGATGTCACCTACAATGACGTTCCGGTCGGCTACAATGCCGTCACCTGGAGTCCTGAGCGTTTCGCCCTCAAAGGTCCGCTCCTGTGTAAGGACGAT